GAGGTAGGCGAGGGACGCTCTACCGTTGCTACTCCAGAACAATTAAAACTGATTAACAAATTCACCCGCCGGGTGGCTCCCTATTCCGCAGAGGAAGTCTATGTCGGCTATGTGGACTTGGCGAATGATATGGTTGACCGCACTTATGAGCGCTTCCCGGTTGCTATCCTGCGGCAATTCGCCCGCACCGCGCCGGGCTGCTCCATGCTTATCGGTCACGATTATTCCACCGCCCCGGTAGGTCTTTTCTTTGACGCCGAGGTGGTGAAGGTTGGCGATGTGAATTGGCTGCGTTGCTGGTATTACACGCCGAAGACGCCTGACACCCTGGGAACTCGCGACATGATTGATAGCGGGGTTTATCGCTACGCCTCTATTGGGTTTGGCGGTGCTGACAACGGCGGCAACCTGCAACTGATTTGCGATATTTGCGGCAACCCTATTAACTCCGCCGAGTGTCCCCACTGGCCGGGAGAAATCATAGACGATAAAAACGAACCCGCCCGCGCCGTATTCCACTATGAAGGCGAGGCCCGCATGGTGGAAGGAAGCATTGTTTATTTAGGGGCGCAATATGACGCCGAAATGAAAGGCTTCTCCGCTTCCGAGGCGGCGCAAAAGCTGACCGGCGACCAGATTGCCTTTGATATTGCCGCTTCCCATGCCGCCCATTTTACTAAGAGCTTCGAGGGAATTTTGATACCGAGGAAAAAGCAGGAAGCGGTTGATACCGAGGCCCCGGCTGAGAGGGAAGAGATTGAGGCAGAGGGTGAAGAGGTAGAGGAAATTATCGTTACGCTTGAGGGCGATAGTGCAGCCGCCGAGGAATCCCCAGCAGAGAAGCCGATTGAAGATGAAACTATCTCCCCCGAAGCCGAGAAAGTCTTTAAGGCATTAGACGAAATCCGCGCCAAGGTTGGCCGTGTCATTTCCGCCCGCAACGAAGAGAAATTAAGGGATGCAGTCGGCAAGATTGAGGCCGCGGTCGAAGCCCTGAGCGGGGTGCTGTCGGTGCTGGAGGGGCAAGGCGAAGAAGCCGCGGCAGAAGAAACGGAAGAAGGCAAAGACCTTCCCCAAATTGATTATAAAAAGATTGGTGACCTGGCTGAACATTTGGTAGAGGAAAACTTAAAAAGCTTCAGACAACAATTCGCTGCAATAGTTAATGGAACCCCCGTCAAATAACAGCAAGGTTTCTCGATAGTGCCGCGCAACCCGCGGTAAGGATATGAAATGACTCCTGAAGAATTAAAAGCACTTGAGGCGGAAAGAGACGACCTCAAAAAGAAATTGGAAGATGCTAATGAAGACGCGGCAATTAACGCGATTGCCGAGAAGAACGCCGCGAAGGCAATCGAAAAAACCCATGAAACTCTAGATACCTGGGAAACGAAAATCGCCCAGCGCACTAAGGAAATCGTGGACGCCGCTATGGGCGAAGGTTTGGCATCTTCCCTGGCCGCGTTTTCCGTTACCCCCAAGCTGGACTTTCCGAATGCTCGCCGCCTCGGCAACCTTTCGCTGACCAACAAGCAAATGCTGAATGTGGTTATGGGCCGCAAGGCGCTGTCCGTAGCCGGGACTAATGCCGGGGCCGAATGGGTTCCCACCGAGTTGGGTTCTGAGCTGATCAATATGGTGGAGTTGCAGAATCAATTGCGCTCTTTCATTCGCACCGTGGACATGCCTGCGGATGTCTATGAGCTGCCCACCCTGACGGCGCGGGGCACGGTGTATTATAAGGGAGAAAATTCCGCCCCCACTGCCAGCAATCCGACTACCAATAAGCTGACTCTTAGCGCCAAGAAAATGATCGGCTACTATGAGTTGTCTTATGAGTTGGAAGAGAACTCCATCATTCCCGTTATCCCCATGCTCAAGGAAGATATGGCGAAGCAGATCGCCAACGCCGAGGAACGGGCGATTATCTGGGGAGATGACACCACCACCGCGGCGAGCAATATTGACAAAAATGTCGCTTCCGGCAATCCCCAGTTGGCTTTTAACGGGCTGTGGTATACCGCGAAGAACGGCACGGCAACTTGGTGGACTGCCTATGGCACTTCTTGGACTGCCAGTCTGAATGCCCTGCAAGCGGCTATGGGAACTTATGCCATTATGCCGAGCGAATTGATTATTATCGCTCCGGTATATGTCATTAACAAACTCAAAGCCGATACCAACTTTGTGACCTGGGATAAGGTCGGCCCGAATGCTTCCGTTTTAACCGGGATGCTTCCCAATGCTCAGGCTACCGGGGCGATTTATGGCTTCTTCTACGGAATCCCCGTAATTGCCAGCCCCTATGTCTATAACACCGACGCCAACGGCGTGAGGCTGACCACCGCTGGCGACAACACTAAATATGGCGCGCTGCTGGTTAATCGCAACCGGGTTATCCTCGGCCAGCGCAAGGGTATCGCGGCCGAAATGGATACCGACATTACTGCTCAAACCAGAAAGCTCGTCTTGAGCGAACGGGTCGCTCTGGGCTTGCCCGATGGTGGAACCACCGGCGCTTATGGCGCAGTGTATAACGGGTCATAATTGACTCGCCAGGGTGGGGCCCCGGAGACTATCTCTCCTTTTTTCTCCGGGGCCTGCCCTCCTAATAAAAAATATGAAACTCATTGCCTGTCTCTCTGTTTACAATGAAATCCAGTTTATCAAGCGGGTAGTTAAATCTCTGCGGCGCGGTGGCATTGACCGCGCTATTGCCATTGACGGGGCTTATCAAGGTTTTCCTCATGACACCTGGGCGAGTGATGACGGCACTCCGGAATACCTGCGACAGGTCGCAGCGGAAACTAAAGGTTGGCTGATTTTGGTGGAAGCCCCCGCCGAAGGCTGGCCCGGCCAAGAAGTAAAACGCACGGTTTATTTCCGCGAAGCCGACAAGATCGCCCAGCCGGGCGATTGGCTTGTGCAGGTTGACGGCGATGAGGAGTTGTTAGAGGACGGGGCTGATTATAGGGGACGGCGAGTAAGGGATTTTCTCGCTGAACAATCCCCTATCAAAACCACCTGCTGGACGGGGGTGAGAAACTTTATAGACGGGCAAGAACCCAGCGGCTGGGATCATTGGGCGAAGCTCTATAAATGGCAGCCGGGGATGTATTACGGGCGGGAACATTGGGATATTCTCGGCCCTAACGGAGAGCGCATTTGGGACAAAGCTCTGGAAATGACCAGCCCCCAATCTTGCGCTTGGCATTATTTGCAATTTAATCATTTAACCGAAGGGCGCACTAACGAGCGCAAAAACATCAAAAGCAATTATGAGAATTTCCGAGCCGAGCAGCGGCGACTTTATGGCTGCATGAATCCAAATCCAACGAGTGAGGTTGATTATGAATAAGCTGATTGGAATGCGAAATATTGGAGGCGACCGCAGTGTTTGCGGCGTGATAATCCCTGACGGGGCATTGATAAAACCCGCCAAAGTAGATGCCTTAATGCTTGACGAGGCAGGCAATCTGATTGCCCCGCCGGAAGAGCTTGACCGCTTTTTGAGCGATTGGCCCGCATCATTTGAAGTAGAAAAGGAAGCAACCCCTGCGCCGAAGCCTGCCGCCAAACCCAAGTCCGCCCCGATAGAAGGCGAGGTGTGATATGGGAAGACCACTCGCGCTAGGAAGCGAATTTTATACCGGCTTTAATACCCTTTCCGCGACCGAGGTTGATTCCAACGCGCTTAGCCTGATTATTGACGCGCCCACTGAAGGCGAAGAGATTTTCTTGACCAAGCTAGCGGTAAAGGCAGGCCACACTGGAGACGCCGGGGCTGCCAAGTTTATGACAGTTGACGGTGCGCTAGTTTGGGAGGAAGGCTTGCCCGCGCAGGACACCTGGGGCAATATCACTTTCCTCGAAGGCGGCTTGGCTTTTGGGGTCGGCAAAGCGGCGAAAATCGAAATTGCCAATACCGAGTTATCCACCTGCACCTTATGGGCGCAATATAGGAAATTCTAATGAGCCTGACCGATAACGCCTTCACAACTTTATCAAGCGCACAGGTCTTTCTGGGACTATCTACCGCATCCGGTTATGACTCCCTGCTGGAGTCAATGATTGAAGCCGTATCTACCGCGGGCCGGGCTTACTTGGGCTACGATCCTGCCCCCTCCGATTATGTCGAATGGCATGACGGGGACTCGCAGGACACCATAATCCTGAAGCATTGGCCGATTTTACAGGTCAATGCCCTTAGCGATGACGGCGATTCGGTGGGGGCGCAGGGAACTGATTATCATGTCTATCCCGAAGAGGGCATTGTCGCGCTCGATAGTGGGGTTTTTAGCCAGCAACGGCGCGGGGTGTATTGCTATCTTTACGCTGGATTGTCGCCCTGGCCTCCGGCGGATTTGCAGCAGGCCGCCAATGAATGGGTAAAGGCGAAATTCAATAACCGGGGAACCGGAACCGGGGCAGACAGGGAAATCCAGAGCGAGTCGGTTGGTGATTATTCTATCACCTATGCCAGCGAAGCTCAGGCAACGGCCTCCCGCCAAGATGATATGCCCAAAACTGTGCAGCCCGTCTTAGACCGCTATCGCAACCTGAAGCCTGGAGCGGTGAAATGACCATGCCAGTAGGCCGCTTGCCTTTAAGCGCAACGGTGAGCCAAAAGACGGCAACTGCTGATGGCTATGGCGGTCGCGTGACAACCTGGGCAACCCGTCATAGCGGTTTCCGTTGCCGGATTTACTCGCACTCGAAAGAGGAACCGATTCGCTTGGCAAGCGGTGAGCAGGCTTTTTCGACTCACAAGCTGATTGGCGAGGATAAAGAAATCCACGCAGGCGACCAGATAAGCGCAGGCGGGGCGAATTATGAAGTGCTGGGGCCGGACTATCCCGCTAATCGAATTTATGATTCCAGCCTGCCTCATCATGTCGAAGTTTTCTTGAGGGCGATTTAATGCCAGATGCCGGATTGACAATTAAGATTCTAAACCTGCCGGAAGTGCTCGAAGCGGTGCGGCGACAGCCGGAAGTTATTGCCGCGGCCGGAGAGCGGGGCATTACTGCCGGGGCAGTTATGGTGCAGAACGAGGCGAGGAAAAACGCTCCGAAATTTGAAGACCGCTTAACCAAGAGTATCAATTTTAAAGTGACCACGGATGCGAGGAAAATCTCTGCGAAGGTTGGCCCCAGTGTCAAATATGGCTATTGGGTAGAAATGGGAACCCGGCCGCACCTTGCCCCGCTGGGATTGACCACCTATGGGCGGCGCTGGCTAAAGGCTCATGGCTTTGTTACGGAATCAGGTGATACTCCCGACTATATTCCTGTATCTGGCAAAGCCCAGCCTTATTTGTTACCGGCTTTGGAATCCAAGAAATACGATGTTTTACAGCGCGTAGCCGATGAAATTAGCCGCGCGGCAGCTAAATAAAGGAGAAGAATTTGGGGAGCATCAGAGCAAGCGGAAGCGGAGAGATTTTGGCGGTGGCGGGGCCGTGGAAAGACGACCCTTGGGCGGCAATTCGGGGGCTGAAGACTGAGCGGCGACAACTTCGCCCGGCGACTTACTTTTTGCAGTCAACCGAAAACGCTAAGAAGCTGCTTGGCAATCAGGCGACTGATGAAGACAGTAACCCTTTCCGCCGACCCTCTTTGCCTAACGGGCGGGCGGATAATGACACGCTTCATATCGGCGTGGTGCGCATCGGAGGCAAGGGCGATGACTTGATGACGGCGGCAACCTTGACCGCCCTCAAGCGCCGTTTCCCTAAGTCTCATATCACCCTATTCGCCCGCGACAACACCGGGCAGTTGGCTGGGCATCCGGCGATTGACCGGCTGGTATTCGGCGGCAATGAGTTGTGGCGGGAGATCGCCCGCGACGCCCGGAGCCGTTTCGATGTTTTCATTGACCTCGCCTATGTCCCCAAACTCTGGGTATTCCGCCCCGACCCGGAGTTAAAGCAATGGGAGCGGGAATGGCGGGAGCGCTTTGAGCCGCTTTCCTGGTATTACTGGAATTTCCCCGCTTCCAATGCCCGGATTGGTGAACTTGGGAAGAACCTAATTTTACTCGCCAATGAAGTCTTAGGGCTAGAGGGCAGCTTGGAAGATGTGAAAATGCACCTCGGCCCCAAAGACCGGACTTTTGCCGCGGTGATAAAGCAACTTAGCCGGGGCTATATCGTTATTCATAACGGCTCGGCCTGCGGACGGCAGACGAAAAACTGGCCCACGGAGCGCTGGAATGAAATCGCCGCCTGGTTAGTCACCCTGGGGAAGGTGGTGGTGCAGATTGGCACGGCTAATGAGGAGTATGTTGACGGTTGCCTTGACCTGCGAGGGTTGACTACCGTAACGGAAATGGCGGGAGTGATTGAGGGCGCGGCTTTGCTACTTGATACCGAGGGCGGCCCGGTGCATATTGCCGCCGCGGTAGGAACGAAAGCGGTAGTGTTGTTCGGCCCTACGCCTGCGAGTTGTTTCGGCTATCCCGGTCATACCTGGGTGGAGGCGAAAGTGCCTTGCG